ATTTCAAACAAATCTTGGTCAAGTTCACGAACCTCTCTTGGTATCTTTATACCTTGCATTTTATAAAATCCAATCATCGCACTAACATATTGATTGCATCTTATCAATACAGGTTCTATTTTATCTAAATCATAATGTTTCAAAATGGTAACCTCACTTTCTTAGCTTTTACATATTGTGATTTATTTGTTTTTTTCTTTGCATAATACTTATTATACCAATTATCTATTCTAGGTGTCCATTTCATCTTTTCAGGGTATATCATGTGATATTCAATCTCAGGAGAATCCTCTTGTGGCTGTTTCTCTAATTGGTATGCTAATTCAGCCATCTTACTCATCAGATTTCTCCTTTTCTTCAAAGCAAAATGTACATAACTGCCAGAACCAACTACCTACCATATCGCCACAAAGTTCTCTGCCACAACCTTCTTCTTCACAATAATATTTACCATCATTATCTAGCATCAGATTCCTCCTCATAAAGGCACGAAAAGCACATTCGCTCATCTAAATCCATCTCAAGATAATAAAACTTATGTTCACATTTACAGCAAGTAAATTCCATTATAATTCCTCTCTTTCCTCAATAAATTTAGCAAATTGCTTTTTATAAAGATATGGCTTTTCAACTACTGAGCAAATCTCAGAGCCACTCCAATCGCAATCCCTGGCTAACCAATTTATAAATTCGATAAAGATTTCGCTAGTAACACATCTCATCTCATATTTAAGCATACGAATTTCTTCTAGTCTTATGATGTTTTGCATCTCACTAAACTCCTCATCATTAAAATAATCTGTCATGTTGTTTTCCTTTCTTATTTATGTACAATATTATAAATAATAATTTACAATACCAAATACTTTTTTGTTTTTTTTCGTAAATATAATAAAAATTTGCATAATAATAATATTATTCTTAAAATATAATCCTTTATTTTCGTTTGGTTTGATACTTTCAGGGAAATAAAGATATAAAAGTTGTTACTGAAAGGGGTTTTGAAATAGCAACAGGGTAGGTTAAACACCGAGAACGCCCTTCAAAATAAAATAGAATTTATTAAAGTGGCTCGGCAGGTATAGGTTTCTATTGATTTATACTCATGCTTTCTCATAGGCTCTATGGGGGGATTAATAAGCATAGCCCTAGCCTTGTAAATATAAATACTTACAGGGGTAGGGTGTTCTATGCTTACTACTACAAGGATATGAAGGGATTAATATAATAGAGATATTAGTAGTTCATTCTCTTATTAAATAAATCCTTATTATCTTTATAACTCATTCTATAATTTCCAAGAATAGAATTAGGTTTATAAAAAGTTTCAATATTATAACCCATATTTCTTAATGATTTTATAACAGCAGACAATCTAGTTGTTTCAAAATGATTGAAAGCCTTTATGCTGTTTATAGTGTGTCCATTCATAAGGTATTTAAGTATTCTTGTAGTTTTACTATCTTTCCTATGATTCATCTTTATTTCTCCTTTTGTTGTTAAAATCTTTTATAAAGGAGTGGTGGAGATTTGAACTCCATAGGTTGTTTAGCAAACTTTTACAAGGATATTTTATAATAAGTCCTTCATATGATAACTTATAAACCTTAACTATCTCCCAAAGCCACCCCTTTATTTTTGTGGAGGAAGTGAGAGTCGAACTCACAACTTCTTGGTTGCAAACCAAGTGTTCTTCCATTTGAACTATTCCCCCCTTTTTTGTTGTTTAAATCTTTATAAGGGTAAATATAAGGGGGATATAATATAAGATTATACCCCCCACTCCACACAACAGGAGATTAATTATTCCTTAATTAAACCTTGTGTTTCTTTATAATTATTCTCCAATGACATATTTAAACCATGTACTATTTGTTTAGCAATTTTTAAGTCATTTTCATTTAAATAATAACCATGATATAATTGATTTAAAATACCTTGATGTCTAACTTTCATTGTGTTTACCCTTTCTTGTTGTTATTAAATCTTTTTAAGGAGTGTATAGGGGCTAGTATATTCTAGCCCCAAATGAGATTGTACTATTTTTTTACTATTTTCAATGATATTCTGTAAGATAATAGTTTGTCAATATAAAACCTTACATTGCGATACAACCTAACGAATACATTAGGTTTTAATAAATTATAAAATTCTACATGTAAAGAATCTATTTTTTTACGAATACCATTACATTTATCATTAAAAATATACTGAGCATTACCAATTTCATCAATAGTATCTTGTGCATAACTATCTATGCTATTACAAGTATCTTTAATATCCTCAGCATCTAACTCATCATCAGCATCAATAGTATGATAAATATCATATTGCAAGTGGTTAATTTCAGAACATTCTTTTTCTGCTTGATTTATATAATCATAAATCTCACTTATTTGATAAGATAGTTCATCAAATTGTTCTGCCCATTGTATTACTTTGTTTTTACTTATTCTCATTACTTTCTCCTTTTGTTGTGTATTATTAAAATCTTTTATCAAGGAGTATAAAGGGGGAGTCAATTCTCCCCCTATTTTAAATGAATATTAATAATTACAAACTTAACCTTTTTAATATATCTTGTTCCATTTTTTCAACTATTTTATTAGTTAAATCTGCTTCTCCTTCATGGACACAATAAATTAAATCAGTCAAATTATTATATGAACCACCAACATAATCATCTTTTATAGCATTTAATACTGGCTTTAATAATAAATCATATAATTCATTATCATCACAATCTGAACAATTATTAGTTATAGTATTATTATGTTCACAAATATTATCTGTTGTTTCTTTATTCATTTTTTCTCCTTTTGTTGTGTATTATTAAAATCTTTATTAAGGAGATAATAATGGGGGTATTTCTACCCCCATATAATTATAAATTACATATTCTAATTTGATAAGTTTTTTTATTAAAATATATAATAGAATTATCTACTTTTAAGATAGCGTATTTATAACCATTTATAGAGCCTTTTAACTTTTTATAGTTTAACCCGTAACAATGATTAAATCGTTTAATATCTATCATATTATCCCCTTTTTTATGTTGTGTTATTAAATCTTTTTAAGGAGGTTACAAGGGGAGTAAAATACTCCCCTATAAAATGAATATTAAATATTAGTTGAAATCAGGGGCTATAATTCCATAACCACCCCAATCACAATAGATATTTAATTTTAGAGTATTTTGTATCTTGTTTTTAATGTCTTTATCGCATATTTTTAAAGCATAACCACGACAATCTGCATTTACAAAGATTTTTATATTATGCAACAATCCAAAACTAGTATTTGCATTTAAAATCTGATAAACTTTTAATAATATTTTATCGGTTTCAATTTCCCATTCATTACAATTTAAAATCCCATTGCAATAATCAGTACTTAATTTATGGGCTTTCTTCTCTAATCTAAATAATTTTTTACATAATGTTATATTATCGTAATCAGTATTGAATATTGTATTTAGATTTTTTCCATGTTTACCTATTTTATTATACATCATTTGTTTTTTATTCATTTTCTTCTCCTTTGTTGTGTTTTTGAAATCTTTTAGGAGGTTGTAAAAGGGGTTAATGATATTATTAACCCCTGTAAAATGAATATTAAATGCAATCTTTTATCTGTTCTAAACTTCTATAACCTGTACGACTATATAAGATACTTTCTAATGTATCTAAATTAGTTCCATTTATTGAAGTAACTAAATATATTTCATCTGTGGTAGCAATTCCACATTCTATTAAATAGTCCCAAAGTTCATTTAAGTCGTCTATTGTTTCAACTTTTTTATTCATTTTTTTCTCCTTTGTTGTGTTTTTAAAATCTTTAGGAGATGTAAATGGGGGAGAGTTTAACCTCTCCCCCTTTTCAATATTAATCTAATAATATTTCATATGCTTTTGGATTATTATCGATAAACCATGATAAGCCCCAACTCATAGGAACATTTATTCCCATAAATTCACAGCCTTTTATGAAATCATAAACTGCAATTTCTAAGGGGTTTAGTTTAATACTTTTATTTGTATATGGGTTGGTTATAATTTTGGATTCAGTTCCAACTTGTAACTCATTAATCCAATTATTTTTATTCATTTTTTTTCTCCTTGTTTTGTGTGTGTTAAATTTAATTTTTTTGTGGGGGGTTGTATTTCAACCCCCCCTAAACACAACAACAAAAAAAGTTTATTTCCTACATGAGGAAAGGCTTCTGTTTAAACGCTTCCGTAACAACGACGGGCAGGTAAGCCAAAAAACCAACAATTTCAAAAAGCCAACCCTATAATCTATATTACTTTACAATACTATGCAACTATTTTTTACAATTATTTTTTATTTATTTTTGTTTCCCGTCGATAAATTACTAAAAATTTTTTTTGCTTCGCAATTTCTCAGACGGAGAACTTTATGCTCTCCTTATGAGATTGAATCTATCAACCTTTTAAGGTTTCTAGGTGTTAAGATATGGGTTGAGCATAATCTATTGATTAATGGGCTGTTTTGGGCTAAATTTGGGGTATTCCGTACCACACCATCAATTTAATATCTTTAATGTTCAAAACGTGCAAAACGTGTAAGGGCTTACATATACAAAAAATATTTTTAATATGCAAGTATTATTTTTTTCATACAACTTTTTTTTAAATTATGCAAGCAAAAACTTATCAACAAAGTTATCAACAACTTATCAACATGTGGATAACTTGTGGATAATTTGTGGAAAAGGGGTACAAGGCGTATAAATGCACATAATCTTTAGGGGTTCACATTCCCCAAAAAATACAAAAACTAACTTTGAAAAAGAATTTCCAAAGAACTTTGACAAATAACTTTTATTTTTGTAAGTTATAATATGGCAAAATTAGCTAAGAAAAAGAAAAACCCACACAAAGAGGCAGCGATTCAATTATTCGCCTTTAATCATGGTATTACGCTGCAAGAAGTAGCAAATAAGATAGGTGTCAGTCATAAGGTAGTTAAGAATTGGAGAGAAGACCCTGAGTTTCATCTTGCAATATATAATTCTTACATGAATGAGTTTGATTCAAAGTTACCTTCTATATTAGATGCTATGGTTCGTGAGGCACAAGAGGGCAACGTACAGGCAGGTAGATTGATATTAGAACATAGTGGTAAATTGGTTAAGAATGTAGTTAATGTTACTATTAGTCCTTATGAGATGTTTTTAAATAAAGTTGATGAAGGAGCAGATGATGGTGAGCTTATAGAGGCAGCTACAGATGTAGACTTTGAGGAGATTGATTTACCACCAAGAAATCCTGAAAATCAGAGATTAAGAACTATAAAAGAAAGTAAAAAAGTAAAAGAAGTAGTATGCAAAGAAGAATATAATGCCAAGCAGAGAGAATGGTATAGGTGGCGAAAAAGAGCAGAGAAAGTAGGAGTATCGCCATTAAAGAACCGTAGACCAACACCTGCACAAAGGAAAGAATGGCAAAATAAAATAATTCAAGCAGAATCTTCAAAGACTAGCTAATCCCCATAAAAGTTATATATTCGCAATCCATAATTATACAGATTTCATCATAAACGTCTTCAGGTATTAATATATCTTCTTCTATCATCATTTTTTAAATGCCTTTGATATATCTTTTCTAAATGTTTTTAGTTTTTTATTATCAATAATATTTTTTAAAACAAATTCAGATACTCCAAACCATTCTCTTTTAGGCGTATTTTTTTGTTTAAAGTTATGATAAACACCATATCCTTTTATCTGTAGTGTATCTTTATTTATTTTTTTAATACCATTAATCATTTTACCTGTAGCTATTAAGGTTTTATTTTTTGTCGCATTTTTATAATATCCTTGCTTTTTAGCTTTCATTTGTAAGGTTTTAGGAGATAATGGCTTAAAATTATCATTATTAATGTCTTTACCCTTTTCAACATTCTTTTTATAAAACACTTTTGCCCTATCAGTTATATCTGAAGATAGTTTTTCAATAATTTTAGGTAATTTTTTAACTAATTTGCCTGCATTATATGTAACATTTATCTTAACCTGCATTATTATCTTCTATTTCTTCTGTTTCAGGTGCTTCTTCTACAGGTTTACCTTCCATTGCTGCATAATGAGGGTCTTCCATAAAATCTTTGTTGTCTTGTATGATTTTTGCAGCCTCATCTTTAGTTAAATCACCATTATAAGACATAAGTAGGTCAATTTCATTAATCATGTGATGTTTTAGCCTATGTTCGTCTAATAATATTTGGTCTTGAACAGTTTTTGGATATTCAGGCTCATTAAAATCAAGTCCTAGCCTTTCAGGCAGCCTTATATTGTTATATTCTGCTATATGCTTCTCTATATGATATAAATCATGCTCATACATCCTCCAAAGCTCAATATCATCCTGATAATCTTCAAATCTTTCTAAATCTTTGATTTTTAGTGCGATTCCACTAGGAGTTTCTCCACCATCTTGTGCAAATTGAACATATAAGTGATTATTTTGTGCTACAAGGTCTAATTGAAACTTAATATTCTCTATTACAGCATTTATATCACCTTGTGGAGCTGCGATATTGTAAGTTGCACCTTCAGGAAGGTCTAATATTTGGTCTGAACCTGCTCTTTCAATCCTTTTATCACTATCAACCCCTGTCATAAATGGCTGACCGAACATTTGAAACCTTAAACCAAGTTGCATCTCTGTCATTGCTATATTTACCTGCTCATTACAATCGACTATATCCATTGCTCCGTCTACAAAAAACTCATCTATTTGTTCTTCTCTATGAGTAAATAAAAATGGCATAATTCCATAACCATGCTCATATTCCTCTAAAATATTACCTTTTTCATCATATTGTATGTATAATTCATTATCCCAATAAGCATATTCTAGTTTAGATATATCAGAAATATCATCTGTGTGCATTAAAATAGGATACATAATTGATGAAGGTGTAAAAGGGTCTTCCAAATGAACATCAAAATAATAAACAGGTCTATAATCAAAATGTGGTACTCCATGCGACTCTTTATATATAACTTGTGTTGCAACTGTACCAAGAAGTCTAGTCATTCTTTCAACGTGCTTCATTCTAGCATCTTTTTTAATTGTTAATTGGTCATATTGAGGGCTGACATTTCTATTTGCACCAACTGTGTAAATTCTACTCATTTTATTTATAAACCTTCTTGTAAAATTAGCATTATAGGGTGGTATTTCTTGAAATGCTGCTGAATTAAAAAATGGGTCTATATATTGCTCAGTATTACTCCCCCCATAATAATTTAACATTCTTCTTATTAAATTTCTTCTTTCTCTTTGATTTTGTAACTTAGCCTCTTTTACCGACTGTGCTATAATTTCTTCTACTGTCATGTTTATCATCTTGCCCTCACTTTAAATTGTCTTTGTTTTATTGGAAATTGGTTTATAAAAAAGTACCTGAGCATATCGCAAGAATGGTCGTGATACCCATCTTTTAATGGCTCAGGCTTTAAATCTTGCCCTTCTTTTACCTCAGGATAACGATAATTTTCTAAATCTTCCATCATACCTGTGCATTTTTTATCTACATGAAAAAATCTTTGATTATTTGCATTTTCTATAAAACTTCTAACGTGTGATACGCCTGAAGATATATTTCTTGAAGTTTTATCTCTTTTAGTATGTATAACTATTCCATTTTTTCTAAAAATTTCTATATCTCCTAGTCCTGATTGCCCTTGTGCTTGCATACCTGCAGGGTCGCCATAATATTTAAGGACATTATAGCGTTTTGCCTTAATTTTTAAAGCAAGTTCATCTGTTTTTATGTTTGTTTTATGTATTATCTCGTCTATCATATTTATATGCCACATTCCACCAACTCTATATACTTGAAACCAACCAACAGCAGGCATACGATAACCAAAGTCAATAGAGCAGTACGTTTGTAGATTTGGATTATAAGGAAAATCCCCAACATCTAAATCTCTTTCAAACGGATAAACACGACCTGCAAAAGAAGTAAACTTTGCACCATATTCTTGGTCAAATACTTCTTTACTCATATTTCTTTTTCTTTCAAGAATAAATGGGTCTTTTTTACCTTCAGGGAAGGCAAAATGGTTATCCCACGAAGGGGCTTGATGAGATTCCCATAAATCATCTTCTTTGCCTAAGAGAAATAAATCGTAAACAAAATTGAATCCTTCAGGAGTCGTGATGAATATTGCCTTCCCTTTTCTATCGGAAAGAGTTGGCGATAAATACATATCCCATATTCGCCTTTTTACTTTAGCAGCCTCATCTATAACTAGCAAGTCCAAGCCTTCTCCAACAAGTGAATCAGGATTGTCTGCCGACTTAGCTTCTACAGTTGTGCCCCATTTAAATTTTATAAATCTTTCTTTCTCAGAAGCCCTTTCTATGTCATTAGCACGACCAACTACCATATTTTTCCAAACTTCTCTAAACATTAAGTCTGCTTTATCGTATGATAATCCTACTAACCATATTTTTTTATCAGGCTGAGAAGCATAATAAGTTGCTTCCATTGCTGATGCTGTAGTCTTTCCAAATCTTCTACCACATACCATGACAAAAAACCTTGCACTATCCTTTGTAGGATAATGTAACTTAGTTTGACCAAAGTGAGGCTTATACCCCATATATTCAAACCATTTCTTTTTATAATCTAATTGCGAGTTATTCAAAAATTTGCAAAATTTCTAACTTTAATTTAAGTTATATGCGTAAATTATGCAAAAATTTGTATAATTACAGCTTTTTATAACAAAAAGGAGGGCAGTATGTCCGAAGAAAATACACAAGCAATGACAGAAACAGTAAGTGAAAGTCCTGCTACAGAAACTACTCAACCTAGCTCGAATGAGCAGTATATTGCAGAAAGCAAAAAGTATCGAAAAAGAGCACAGGATGCTGAAGCTCGTATTATTGAATTAGAAAAGAAATTTGCACAGCAAGAAGAAGCTAAACTAAAAGAAAAAGAAGATTTTAAAGCATTGTATGAAAAAGTATCTTCTGAAAATCAAAGTTTATCTGCTAATGCTGAAAAATGGTCTTCCTATGAAAACAATAGACGTGCCTCTTTATTAGAATCTCATCCTGAAGAAGATAGAGAGTCTTTATCTAAAATAGATTTAGAAACTCTTGAGTATATTACAAATAAAATTAAAAGTGTTAAGCCAAATGCACCTGAAGTTGTTGGCAGAGCAAGAGAAAGTGTTATTAAAAAACCTTTATCTGAAATGAGCAATGATGAAAAGGCTGCAAATTGGCAAAACATTCTAAAGAGCTATAAAAAATAGCTAGAAAGAGAGTTTAAAAAATGGCAAACATAAGCGACCCATTAGATATTAATATGCTGCAAGGTGGTGCTAGTGCAGCAGCATCAGATTCAGTTGGTCAAGAGTTTGTGCCTGAGGTTTGGGGGCAAGCAATTCTTGATAAATTTAGAACAAATACAGTAATGTTACCTTTAGCAAATGACTTATCATCAGAGGCAAATGGTACTGATAAGATACATTTACCACACATTGGTGTTACACCATTATCTTCAGTTTCTCAGGGAACTGCTATTGATGCAGATGTAACAACAGGTGGTTCAATGGTTGCAACAGAAACTGCATTAAATATAGACCAACATAAAGTAACTTCACTTTTTATACCTGATGCTTTAAAAGCACAGTCATCATACAATTTATTTAATTTGTATTCTGACCAACTTGCTTATGCAATAGGTAGAGGTGTAGATAATTACTTAATGTATAAAGTTGTAGATAATTTAACAACTGCTCATGGTGGAGCAAGTGGTGCTACACAAGATACTGTTGATATGTTAGAAGTAGGAGATGCTTTATCAACATCTAATATTGATGATATATTTAAAGCAGTAATACTTGAAACAGGAAGTGCAGAAGGATGGACAATGGTTTTAAGTCCAACTTTATATGCTTCTTTAGCAGCTTTAGATTCAGGTGCAGGATTTGTTAGAGGAACAGCTTCTCCATTAGGTGCAGGCTTTGCTTCTACAGGTGTTGCAGGAAACA